TTTGTGCCACCGTTCTTCCCACCTTACTTTGCACCAGAGCCTCCATTCTTCCCACCGTACTTCGTACCACCATTCTTCCCACCTTATTTTGTTCCACCTTACTTCGTACCACCATTCTTCCCTCCTTACTTTGTGCCACCGTTCTTCCCACCTTACTTTGCACCAGAGCCTCCATTCTTCCCACCGTACTTCGTACCACCATTCTTCCCACCGTACTTCGTACCAGCGCCATCAGGTAATCGTCTATGTGCACCATATCAAATAAATTCAGGTCTAGGAGGATGTAGCCCAAATATTAATTGCTCTTCTGGTGGTGTTGGATCAGCATGCTAAAATATAACTATATATAAAAAGGATATTTTATGCATAATAATTTAAGTAGATGGGAAGAGTATAAAAAAAAATCAAAAATTAAAATGCCATTTGATACTAATGATTTTTTAAATATTGATTTAATTTCTGAAGAAATATCTAATAAAAGATTAAATATATGTTATTCTTGTAAAGAACTAATTAGGTTAACAACAGAATGTAGACAATCTAAAAATTTTATGTTTAAAGAAACAAAAATAAAAAACACTAAATGTCCACTAAGAAAGTGGTAATATGAAAAAAAATGAAATTGCTCCAGGAATAATTGTTTATGAAAATGTAATTAAAAATTCACATACATTGGTTAATGACATAGAAGATGGAATAATATCTGCTGGATTAAATTGGAATAATGCTAGTATCTACGATGAAGGTGGTACAGGAACCACAACAAAAATAGACTCTAAAATAAGAGATACTTTAACTATTGGAATTCCATATTACGATAAACCAATAAATAACTATAATAATTTAAAATCTACATTTTTTACAAACCTTTCAAATCTTTTTTTAGAAAGTTTTAGTTCATTAGAAATAGATTATAAAAATCAATATGGTATACATTCTACATGGCACGATCTTTATGGAATTTTAAAATATGGTGTTGGTCAAAAATTTGTCAATCATATAGATGATCATCATGAATATCACAGAAGAATTTCTACATTATATTATCTTAATGAAGATTATGAGGGCGGAGAGATTAATTTTCCAAGATTTGATGTTTCAATTAAACCAAAAGAAAATAGTATGATTATTTTTCCATCGACATATACTTACAATCATTCTGTTTCAGAAATAAAAAAAGGAACTAGATATTCAATAGTTAGTTGGCTTAGATAAAAATATAAAGGCTTGACTATTAAACATATAATAATCAAGCCTTGATATTTTAATTAGGAAATTTTCCTAGCCATTCTTTTGCCCTTGGAGTAATTCCTTTCCAGGCACTCCAATTTTTTCCACCATCAGACATTTCAAATGCAATCTGTGCATTTACGACGGGATTAAACAAGTCTGCATTGTGATCTAATTCATACTTAGTACGACGATCTGGACCAAGCATTCCAAGCATATTTATTTGGAAAATACCATAAGAACTGTCTCCAGTCTTTGTATTTCCATTGAATGCAAATGGTCGACCATTACTTTCTCTCTTAGCAATAGCCCAAGCCTCCTTAAGATTTTGACCTTCAAAACCTACTAATTGCAATAGATTTTTAAGATCTTTATCAGATAGAGATGTAGCATTAGAATATTTTTCTAACTGATCTTCTTTAGCCTTAGAAACACTTTTGGCCACTTCCGTGGCCTCTATAGTCTCTTCAAGCATGATAGTTTTACTATCTAATCGGTTTTCAGAAGCATTGGCAACGTTTGACCAAACGGCAAACATAGCCAATATGCTGAGTGTACCAATGATATTCCTATTATTATTCATAAAGTTAATCATAGTTTCCTCCTTAGAAACGCAATGACACCTTGTTAAAGGGTGTCATGTTACTTCCTAGTATAACACGTTTTGAGCATATAAGTCAAATAATGATATAATTAATCTCTATGGCAGATACAACTAATAATTATGGTCTAACATTTCCAGAGGCAACAGATTCTGTAAATGTACATAATGATATTAAAAAATTAGCAGATGATGTTGACGATGCAATCTCATCTCTTGATGCCTCAAATGTGCGGGTAAAGGTAATAAATAACTCAGGATCAACTATAGGTGCAGCAAAACCAGTATATGCAGTAGGACATACAAACAATAAAACACAAATAGCGTTATTTACTTCTTCTTTATCTGATAATTATCCATTGCTTGGTTTAACAAAAACAGAGTTAACAAACGGATCAAGCGGAGAAGTTGTTGTTGCAGGTGTTTTAACAAATGTTAATACAAGTGGTTTTTCTGTAGGAGAGTTATTATATGTAAATTCATCTGGCGCCCTTACAACTACTGTATCAGGTGGGGCCGTAGGAATAGTTGCTGTAGCAAGTCCAACAACTGGCGTTATTGTTGTCCAAGCAAAAGGTAATGGCACTTGGGGAGCATTAAAGGCTGGATTATCTTAATTAATATTATTGAACTTAGTTAGGGAAAAATGAAAAAACAAGAATTAGCACCAGGCATAGTTTTATATGATGATATCTTTATAAATTCTTTTGACTATATACAACAAATAGAAGAAAGTAAAATAGAGTGGCAAAATGCTTTTGTAGTTACAAAAGAAAATCCAACAGAAAAAGATGCCATTCCTGAATATGATACTAATATAAGAAATACGAGTATGATTGAGTTACCACACCCAATGTTAAATATAATAAATCCTGAAAATAAACTTTTAACAAAATTAGGAAAAGATTTTCATTCATCAATACAGCCAGCACTTGTTGATTATGTAAATACATATACAGCAGCATTTTATGCATTTAATAATCCACAAATTTTAAAATATACAGTAGGTCAAAAATTTGAAAATCATATAGATGATCATCCAAATATGACAAGAAGAATATCTTTGAGTTATTATTTTAATGATGAGTATGAAGGGGGAGAAATAGAGTTTCCTAGATTTAGTATTAGGCTTAAAGGCAAAAAGAATCAACTACTATTATTCCCTTCAAATTTTCCCTATAATCACATAGTTCATCCAGTAACTAGTGGAATAAGGTATGTGATGGTTCAGTGGATGAAATAAGATTTTTGCTAAATATGCTATAATCTACACATGACCACCTTCCGAAATCAAACAACAGATAGTTACTCTTTAGGATCAACCCCTCCAGAAATTCGTTGGACAATAGTAAGGGGAGACTCTGCAGCATTTAGAGTTTATGTAACAGATGATGAAAGAAATCCATTACTTATGGAAGATTGGCAGGTTGATATGGATATTTATCGTCCATCTACAGATGATGTTATTTTATCTTTAGAGCCACAGCCAATTGAATTTCAAGATAGCGAAGGTAGTTTTACTGTTTCTTTGACATCAGTACAGTCTGAAATTTTAGAAACAGGAGATGTTTTTGATATACAACTTACAGAACTTGATTCTGGCACTAGAGTTTGGACGGTAGCCAAAGGTTCTTTGGTAGTTATTGAAGACATAACAGAGTAATGCCAACAAGCCTAAAGCCAATATCAGATCAAGTATATAGAACAACACATCGTATAGCCCATGCACAAATAAAACCACTCGAAGAGCGGTATATAAAAATAAACGACATAACATCTAAAGTAAAAATAGAAGATATTGTTCCTTTTAAGGTTCAATTTATTAATGTTGGGGTTTTTGGTTTTTCTAAAGACAATCCAGCAGGTATTGGGGTTGCAGTTATTGGATATAGTAACTACATCCTATAAAATATAAAAATAAGGAGTTATAATACCATCATGGCAAAGATATCAATACCCACATTAAAGACAAAGTTTGAGACTGGAGATCGTCCCTCTCAACAAGATTATGAAGATTTAATTGATTCAGCCTCCGCCCGTTCCACAGATCTTGGATCAATGGGCAATAACGAAAATACAATTACTGGAATTGAAAATCCAACAGTAGTAGATAACTTTGATGCCACAGAATGGCGCATGGTTAAGTATATTGTTTCAATCGCTAAGGTAACTGCGGGAGACAATAAATTTTATGCAACAGAGTTGACCGTATTAGTTGACGGTACAAATGTAAATGTCAGCGAATACGGCACAATAGACAACGATGGGAATATTGGCACCATTAGCGTCTCAAGGGCTGGAAATACAGTATCCTTAACGGTTACTCCAGATCCTGCAATTAAGCCAGTCACAGTTCGTTATGCACGAATTGGACTTAAGGCGTAAATAAGGAGATAAAAAATGGCAACAGTCACAAAAGACTTTAAGGTAAAGAATGGTCTGATTGTTGAAGGCACAACAGGTACCATCAACAACTATGATATTCTTACAAAGAAAACAGACGATCAAAACTATATCGTCAATTTAATTGGTGGTACAGCCACCTCAGCAAACCAAGCAGACAAGGTTGTAAAGCGTGATGGCTCAGGCAATTTTGCTGCAGGAGTAATAACAGCAGATCTTGTTGGTGATGTAACTGGTAATGCAGATACAGCAACAACTCTTGAGACTGCTCGTACAATTCAACTAACTGGAAATGTTACAGGCTCTGTATCATTTGATGGTTCACAAAATGTACAAATTTCAACAACAATTGATTCTTCTTTTGCAACAGATGCAGAAGTTGCTA